TTAGAGAAAAATTTCTAAAATGTCAAGTGTATAAGTGAAAGGAATAGTAAAAATGAAAACTTCCAAGATTACAATAAAATCTCTGTTTGGTATCTCAGAACAACAGATTAATGGCAATAGCATTGAAATTACAGGACAAAAGGGTGCAGGTAAGACATCTGTTTTGGATGCCATTAGGTATTGTCTTACCAACCGTTCCAATCGTGATTGGATTATCAAAGAAGGTGAGAATGAAGGTGAAATCATTGTTGAAACAGACAGTGGTTTAACTATTGACAGAAAGGCTAGAACCAACAAGGCTGATTCCATTAACATTAACGAAAATGGTAACAGAATAACAAAGCCCGAAACTTTCCTAAAGTCCATTATCACACCTCTACAACTTAATCCTGTAGAGTTTACTCAGATGACAAAGCAAGAACAGAACAGAGCCATCCTTGATTTAATTGACTTTAAATGGGATATGAATTGGATTAAGGAACAGTTTGGAGAAATTCCACAAGGTGTTGACTATGAACAGAATATTCTCCAAATTCTTAATGATATTCAATCAGAGAATGGTGTGTACTTTCAGAGTAGGCAAGATATTAACCGAGAAATTCGCAATAAGAAAGCCTTTGTTGAGGATATTGCTAAGGACATTCCATCTGATTACCAAGCTGAAAAATGGAAGAATTATGACCTGTCATCAAAGTATGAAGAACTAATGAAAATTAGGGATAGAAACAACAAGATTGAAAGAGCAAGAGCCTTTAAGGATAGTTATGATAACAAGTTGCGTGGTATTGAGGCTACAAGAGAAATGGAAATTTCAGGAGCAGAAAAGGTCATTGCAAATGAGAAGGACAACCTTAATTCCACAATAGCAAGACTAAAAGCAGAGATTAAGGCTTGTGAAGATAAGCTATTAACCATTGACGATAAGCTACAAGATAAGGTTAAAATTGCTAATTCTAACTATGATGTTGCAAAGGCAAAACTTGACTCAGATATCGGTGTTGCAGAACAGTTTATTTCGTTACCTATTACACCTGTTGATGATTTACAAAATGAAATCAATGAGGCTGAAAAGATGATGAAACACCTTAATGAGTATTTCCGTATGACTTCCATGCAGTCTGAAATTGCTGAATTAAAAGAGGTTTCAGAGGCTTATACTGAGAAAATTGAGTTAGCTAGGGAACTTCCCGGAGAAATTCTTGAAACTGCAACACTTCCGGTTGAGGGACTTACAGTTAAGGACGGTATTCCACTTATTAATGGATTGCCAATCTCTAACCGTTCTGACGGTGAGTTACTTGAATTATGTGTTGACATTGCAATACATAACCCTAGTGGTCTTCAAATCATTCTTATTGACGGTGCAGAGAAACTGGATGATATTAGCCGTAAAAAGCTATATGAAAAGTGTAAGGATAAGGGATTGCAGTTTATTGCTACAAGGACAACTAATGACAGTGAGTTATTAGTAACTGAACTATAAGGAGTGATAGAAGTGAGTAAAACACATTGGAAAGCATTAACTAACCCTAACTATTTGGGTGTTTATTCCTTTAGTGATAATAAGGATATTGTAGGTACAATCAAGACTGTTAGTAATGAAGTTGTAACAGGTCCGGGTGGAAGAAAAGAAGAGTGTACTATTTGTCATTTTGTAGAGAATATTAAACCAATGATTCTCAACAAAACTAATATGAAAGCTATTCAGAAGATTGCCAGTAGTCCTTATGTAGAAGATTGGCAAGGTACAAGAATAGCCGTTTATCCTGACCCATCTATTATGTTTGGTAGAGAAAGAGTGGGTGGAATACGCATAAGAGATAAATCTCCACAGATTAATGAACAACTACCTAAATGTGAAATCTGTGGAAAGGAAATTCATCCGGCAGGTAGTATGACTGCACAACAAACTGCAATTTATACTAAGAAAAAGTACGGACAAGCACTATGTGCCGATTGTGCTACAAATAAAGCAAAGGAGATTAAGGAAAATGCTTAATAATGAAAACTATTTCAGTATTGAAAATCAAATGAAGTATATGGGTGTATCACAGTTTAAATCTTTTGAAGAATGCCAAGCCTCTGCTCTTGCAGAGGTTACAGGCAATTATCAGAGAGAACAGACAGCTTCTCTTCTTGTAGGTTCTTATGTTGATGCACATTTTGAAGGTACACTTGATATTTTTAAGGCAAAGAACCCAGAGATATTCACTAAAAAGGGTGACCTTAAGGCTGATTATCGTAAGGCTAATGAAATTATAAACAGAGTAGAACAAGATGAATTGTTTATGAAGTTTATGAGTGGTGACAAACAGATTATTATGACCGGTGAAATTGAGGGTGTACCGGTTAAAATCAAGATTGACAGTTACCATCCTGACAGTATGATTGTTGATTTAAAGTGTATGAAAGACTTTAAACCGATCTATGTAGAGGAGAGAGGCAGACTTAATTGGATTGAGGCATGGAGATATGACTTGCAAGGTGCAGTATATCAAGAGATTGTAAGGCAGAATACAGGCAAACAGTTACCATTCTTTATTGCAGCAGTAACCAAAGAAACAGTACCTGACCTTGCAGTAATTGAAGTGCCACAAAGCTACCTTGATATTGAATTGAAGAATTTTAAGGATAAAGTGCAATTTTATGACGGTATCAAGAAAGGTGTTTTTGAACCTGAAAGATGTGAGCATTGTGATTATTGCAAGGAAACCAAGGTACTTAAAAATCCAATAAGTTTGGAGGAACTGGAATTTGAATAATATAGTTTTAGCAGGTAGATTGACTAAAGCCCCGGAATTAAAAGCAACTAATTCCGGGGTTGATGTGCTACCTTTTACAATAGCAGTAAACAGAGCATATGCAAAGAGTAATGATGAAGTAACTGCTGATTTTATTCCTTGTATTGCGTGGAGAAAAACAGCAACCTTTATTAGTAAGTATTTTAATAAAGGTGATGGTATTGTTATAAAAGGCAGATTAGAAACAAGAAAATGGGTAGATAATAACGGTAATAATCGAGTGTCTTATGAAGTGATAGTAGAAAATACAGAGTTTCCACAGGGCAAAAGTAAAAATAATACTACTGCTACAAATACGCCAATACCAAGTATGGTAGATGATTTACCGGTTGATGATGATCTGCCTTTTTAGAGGTGATTTTATGACTATACAAATTGATACTAGAGATAAGTCAAAAGCTATAAAACAAATTGTTTCCACATTTAATAAAGAGAATGTTAAATACTTCCGTTCAAAGTTATTTATAGGTGACTATATGAGAATGGACAATCCTTTTCTTGTAGTTGACCGTAAGCAGAATTTATTAGAAGTGTGTAACAATGTGTGCCAAGACCATAAACGCTTTATAGCAGAGCTAAAGAGAGCAAAAGAGTATGGAATACATATAGTGTTTTTAGTGGAACATGGAGAAAATATAGGCAAACTGGAAGATGTTAGAGAATGGGTCAATCCAAGACTTGAAAAAAGTCCTTTGGCACTTTCCGGTGAACAACTATATAAGAAGTTATCTATTATCAGCAATACATTTGATACTGAATTTGTGTTCTGTAATAAGCAAGATACAGGACATAGAATAATTGAAATATTAGGTGAGAGTAATGGCAAATCCTAAACTTGAAGACGGTTACATAAGAATAGCAAATGAACTGTATCAAGCCTTATTTAAGGTTAATTTAAACGGTTCTGAATTAAGGATAGTTCATTTTATTTTGTATCAGACTTATGGTTATAACAAAAAAATAAAGAAGCTCTCTGCCACTTACATATCAGACGGTACAGGTATTCCACTAAAGACTGTTAGAAGATGTTTAAAGTCTTTAGTGGAGTATAATGTGTTAATTTCAAGGGGTGCTGATGCCTCAGCAAAGATGTTTGGAATTAATAAAAATTACGAAAAATGGGTACTCAAAAATGGGGAGAGGGTACCCAAAATTGAGGATACCCAAAAATGGGTAGGTGGTACTCAAAAACGAGTAGAGGGTACTCAAAATTGGGCAGATAGGGTACCCAAAAATGAGTACGGGGGGTACTCAAATTTGGGCACAAAGGTACTCAAAAATGAGTACCAATACAATACAGATAAAACAATACAGAATAAACATAACGTTTGTTTGTTAAGTTATAGTGAGAATGAAGAAAAACAAACAAAACCAACATTGAAAGAAATTGAACTGTATTGCAAATCAAAAAAATACAGTTTTGACTATAAAAAATTCTTTGACCACTACAACGCCTATGATTGGAAGTACAAGGGCAAAGAGATAACAGACTGGAAGTCATTAGCTGACAAGTGGGAACAGATTGAGAGAAAAAACAATCCTCAGTACAGTTCATCAACCTCATATGACATTGACGAATTAGAGAACTACTCCATGTTTGATGAAGAAAGGTGAAAGTTATGGAATGCAAACATCTTGAACTTCCTTGTATGGTCAGAAGAGGAAGAGAGTGTAAGTTCAGCAAGTGTATGCTTGATAGTGGACAACAAAAAATCAAAGTTGTTAGAAAGTGTCCTTTAACTCAAAAAGAATGTGTTAGACACTGTGAGTGGTTTGATACAGACACTAACAGATGCGTTGTGTGGAAATTGGTAGGTAGCAATGAGAAGTGATGAAACAGAATTTGTACCAATGTTCAATAACAACAACCCGTATGGCTATAAGCTGAATGTAAATCATCCACTTATCAGAAAAATTTATTTGAGATACAAAGCAAAGTTAGGCATAGTACCTAGAGTTCCTTTGAGTGATTCACAAAGATTTGAATTTGAAGAAGTAACAATAAAATACCTAAAAGAGAAAGGAATAGTAAAGTGATATGGTAAATCAGTATTTTAAGAATTGTAAAATGTGTGGGAAGAAATTTGTTACATTTAATCCAAGAGTTAAAAAGTGTGATGAATGTAAAAGTGAAGATACCATTACTCATAAATCAGATAAACAGAAAGCAGAGTCAAAGCAGTCAAGAGAACATAACCTTAACCGTACTTTGTATAACTTACATAAGTACAACGAAGAACACGGTACAAGGCTAAGCTACGGCCAGTATAGAGCTAAGATTGAAAGTGGGGAGATTGCTATATGAGTAATAAAAACAAGTGGATAAGTGTAAATGAGAAACTACCGAAAGATGAAAGAACAGTCCTTGTACTTATCAAAGATGTTGAACGCTATGGGGAAAACAAAGAAAAGAAGGATATTTATCATTGGACGTGTACAGGCTTTTATGATGGTGATGACTGGGCAACAAATTATTGCTTTGGTTGCAAATATCTTATTGAAGAAGAATCAGAATATCCTGATGTAAGTCTAAAGGTAACTCATTGGAGACCTTTACCACCTTTACCCGAAAATCTAAAGTTCTATACAACAATGGAGAGTGATAACCTTGAACGCTAAAGAGTACCTTAATCGTGTAAGGTTTGCTGATATAAGCATTAATACTAAGAGTGATGAATTGTATCACCTGAAGTTAAAATCATTACAAGTAAGTCCACAGAGCCAAGGTGAAAGGGTACAGAGTTCCGGTAGTGGTGGTGACTTTACAAAGATTATTGATAAGATTGTTTTATTGCAAGACAAAATCAATGAAGAAATTAACCGACTTGTAGAATTAAAGGAACAAGCCAGAACCCTTATACATAGGCTGACTGATGAACGATATAAAACAGTTTTGACAGAGTATTACCTAAATCATAAAACATGGGAGCAGGTAGCTGATTGTATGAATTATGATTTGAGATATGTGTACAAGGTTCATGGCAGAGCCTTACAAGCTTTTTCAGAAATTTTAAAAGAGGACATTAAAAGACACCCTAACAAGTGCTATAATGATATTATGGAAAACCGAAAGAGATAGATAAGATTGCAAGAATGATTTTCACTTCTACTATTCCTCTTGTAAAAAATTCAGCATTACCCACCTAATCACTTAGGTGGGTTTTGTTGTATCTAATTTAGGTGATAAAATCTAAATTAAGCCAAAAGTTGACAAATTATCACCTTTTGATATAATTGATTATATCAAATTACTAGGAGGAATTTGTATGCTTAAGCAGGACAAAACTTATCGAAAAATTAAGAAAAATGCTATGAAAGAGTTTAGCATAAAGGAACATATAGATGGTTATTCAAGTCTAATTGATGTGATTAAGAAAATTTTAGGCAACAGATACACATTGAAAGAATTGAAAGATGAAAAAATGAAATTAGAATTTATGACAATTCCTAAATCAGAATATAAATTCTGGATACAATTAATTGTAACTATTGTATTTTCCTTAGCAACACTAGTTTTTAATTTTTCGAAAGATTTTCCCAAAATGACTGATGAAAATCAAGTTGTTATATTCGTTAAAATATTATTAAGTTTCTTTATTATAGCGATTGCTGTAGCTATTGATATGGTAATTAATAAATTAATTGATAACCATAATTATTATGTAGAAAGATATAATGAACTTAAACTAAGTTGTTTAAACCAAGTTCTAGAAATTAAGCTTAAAGAAAAACATAATCAAAAGCATAAAGCAGATTATACACAAAAGCGTTTTAAGGTGAATGTAAAATCAATTAAATAAACTTCCAAAGGTTAAGCAGTGCTTAGCCTTTTTCTTTTGCTATAAAAATACTGAAAGGTGGTGTTATCATGAATGATAAGCTAAACGCAAGACAAAAGAAATTTGCTGAATATTATGCACAGAGTGGTAATGCCACAGAAAGTGCAATAAAAGCAGGATATTCAAAAAAATATGCAAACACTAATGCATCAAAACTACTACAAAATACTACAATAGTACAGTACATCAAAGAAATTTCCGATAAACTGAAAGATGAAAGAATAATGTGTGCAAAAGACAGACAGGTAACATTATCTGATATTGCAAGAAACGATGAAGAAGAAACATCAGACAGAATCAGGGCTATTGATACCCTTAACAAAATGACTGGTGAATATACCCTAAAAGTTGATGCAAATGTCAGTGCAGAAGTTTCTAAACTTGATGACCTGATTAAGCAAATGAGTGTTGATGATGAGTAATTTATTACTTTCTCAAAAGTATAAAGATTTCATCAAATGTAAAGCACCGGTTGAGTTTCTTGAAGGTACTACTGCTGCAGGAAAAACAACGGTAGGTATCTTTAAATTTTTTTTAAAGGTTGCACAGAGTAATAAGAAATATCATATCATTGCCTCAAAAGATACAGGTACTGCTGAAAAGAATATTATTAATAAGGACCTTGGTGTTGTTGATGACTTTGGTGTTCTTACAGAGTACAACGGCAATGGTACAAAGGATGAAAAGATACCACACATTCTGTTCCATACAAACAAGGGCAACAAGATTGTGTATGTTATGGGCTATGGTGATAAGAAGAAGTGGCAGAAGGCTTTGGGTGGTCAGTATGGTTGCTTGTATATTGATGAAATCAATACTGCAGATATAGACTTTGTGAGAGAAGCAAGTATGCGTTGTGACTACTTTATGGCTACCCTTAATCCTGATGACCCTAATTTACCGGTGTATAAGGAGTATATTAATTGCTCAAGACCACTAGAAAAGTACAAGTCAGATACACCGAAAGAAATATTAAATATGCTAACAGAAGAACCAAAGCCTAATTGGGTCCATTGGTTCTTTTCTTTTGAACATAACCTAGGATTGTCAAAAACTAAAATAGAACAAATTAAATTGAATGTTCCAAAGGGTACAAAGCTTTATAAGAATAAGATTTTAGGACTTAGAGGCAGGGCTACAGGTCTTGTGTTCAGTAACTTTGATAGAAATGTTCATATTAAATCAAAAGAATGGGCAAAGCAGTTCCTTGCTGATGATAGAAAAAAGGAACATTTTATTATCTTTACTTCAGGGCTTGATACTGCATATTCCCAAAAGTCACCTGACACAATAGCAATGACCTTCTTTGGAATAACTAGTAGAGGTAATTGTATTCAGCTAGACGAAACGGAATATAATAATGCAAAACTTAAAACACCACTGGCACCCTCTGATGTGGCTATAAACTACATTGAATTTTTAAAGAGAAATCAAGCTGAGTGGGGACTTGCAAGAAATGTATTTATTGATAATGCAGATCAAGCGACTATAACAGAATTGAACAAATATAAACGCAAGAACGGTTGTGTATTTACATTTAATAACGCATACAAGAAAACAACAATAATAGATAGAATTAATATGCTCTTAGGCTGGTTTGCTAAAGGGCATTATTTTATATTGGAACATTGTACAAGCACTATACAGGAATATGAACTGTATTCTTGGCTAGAGGATAAAGACAATACTCCTGAAGATGGTAATGATCACTTTATAAACTCATCACAGTATGGGTGGCTACCCTATAAGGATAAGATAGGATGTGAGTAGAGAATGGGGCTGATTAATAGAATGGCTGATACAGTAAGAAAAGGATTAAGGAGTTTTCTTAGGATTACTTCTGCATCAGATACTACCATTACAATTAGTGAGGGTGTAAACCACCTAACTGATTGTGCTAAAAACAGAATATGGTATTGGGGCAAGAGTAAGCAACTTCAAGAACTGTATGAAAGTCTTGATGTTCAGAAAACAATGTTTTGGAAAGCTAGACCTACAGCAGGTCAGGAGATACAGAAAATCCATGTTGCTATCCCTGCCTTAATGGTTGATGTTATTACAAATATTCTAAAAACCGATTTTAACGGTATTGAGATACACAATAATAATACAACCGAATATGAAGAAGTATGGGAGAAAATACAGAAAGAAAATAATTTTGCTGATGTGCTTGAAAGTGCAATTAAGGACCTTGCAATAGTAGGTGACGGTGCATTTAAGATTTCATTTGATAATGAAATTTCAGAATTACCTATCATTGAATGGTACGGTGCCGAAAAGGTAAAATACACTTATGTTCGTGGCAGAATCAGAGAAATTAAGTTCTATACAGAATACACAGAAAAGACAAGGTGCTATCAGTTTGAAGAGACCTACGGATATGGATATATCAAGTATGCTTTATATGACAATAACGGAAGAGAGGTTGACCTTCATACTGTCAGTGCCTTGTCTTGGATAGATAGTGAGGGCATCACATTTGATAAATCATATATGTGGGCAGTACCTTTAATTTATAGCAATGGCTTTTATGAGGGTAGAGGTAAGGGTATTATCAGTAACAAGGAAGATGCCTTTGACAGTATAGATGAAATATGGTCGCAGTGGATGGATGCCTCTCGTTCAGCCAGAACAAAAACATATATGCCTGATTGTTACATACCTAGAAACCCTGAAACAGGTGAGCCTATTGCACCAAACCCATTTGATAACAGGTACATTGCTATAGGTAACGATATGAAAGAGGGTGTAGGCAATAAGATTGTAACAGAATCACCGTCTATTCAACACGAAAGTTACCTATCAGCCTATGTAACTGCTTTAGATTTGTGCCTACAGGGTGTTATCAGTCCAAGTACTCTTGGTATTGATAATAAGAAATTGGACAATGCAGAGGCACAGAGAGAAAAAGAAAAAACTACTTTATATACAAGACAGAACTTTGTTAAACTCCTTGAAAAATCATTGCCTAGTCTTGTTAAGTCTGTACTTAATGCTTATTATGAATTAACAAATAAAGCCTTAGTACCGGCTGACCTTGATGTGGCAATTAACTTTAGAGAGTATGCTAACCCTAGCTTTGAGAGTCAAGTAGAAACTGTTGGTAAAGCAAGACAAAGTGCAATAATGAGTGTTGAAACTTCTGTTGAAAAGCTCTATGGAGATAGTAAGTGTTCTGATTGGAAAGCTGAGGAAGTCAAAAGAATTAAGGAAGAACAAGGCATAACTACCCTTGATGAAACTTCTGAAATTGATGACCTAAATACGGTACTAAACAATGGTTGATTATGATATTTCCAAAGCCTTTGAAACCATAGAAAATGAACTCATTGACAGTATGATGAGAAATTTTAAAAATCATAGGGCAGAGGAAGAAAAAGAAGGTTATAACTGGTCACAGTGGCAGTCTGAACAACTTAAAAGCCTTGAACAGTACCGTAGAACCAACCAAAAGAAATACGGTAAGCAGTTTTCTACATTAAATAAGAAAATTGAGGAAATACTGAAAACTGCAATGGCTGATGGCAACGCAAAGCAAGAGTCTGAAATATTAAAAGCTATTAAAAAAGGCTTTAATGTCGGTAAGGTAAGTCCTTCAGCTACCGGTGAATTTTTCAAAGTCAATGGCAGAAAGTTAGATGCACTTATTAATGCAACTAAGAGCGATATGAAAAAGGCAGAAACTTCAATACTCAGAATGTCGAATGATAAGTACAGAAAAGCTATTTTCAATGCACAGGTGTATGCAAACAGTGGTGCAGGTACATATGAAAAAGCAGTTGATATGGCAGTTAAGGATATGTTACAAGCTGGTCTTAATTGTGTGGAATATCGTAACGGTGCTAGGCATACACTTTCCGACTATGCAGATATGGCAATCCGTACTGCTAATAAAAGGGCATATCTCTACGGTGAGGGTCAGAAAAGGCAAGAATGGGGTATCTCACTTGTAGTGGTAAATTCCCGTCAGGGTGGTTGTCCTGATTGTGCACAGTACATTGGTAGGGTGTTTATTGATGATGTGTATTCCGGTGGCAGTAAAGCTGACGGTAATTATCCTTTGCTTAGTGAGGCTATCGCAGGTGGTTTGTTTCATCCAAGGTGTAAGGACAGTACAAGTACCTATTACAAGGGTATTACCTCTCTTGAACCTGTAAGCAGTGAAGAACTTGCAAAAATGGAAGAAAGAGAAACCCTAGAAACAAAGCAACAAAACGCAGAAAGACAAGAAAAAAGGTTTAACCGTTTAGCTGAGTATAGCCTTGATAAGGATAACAAGCAGAAGTACCAGCATAGAGCTGAGGTGTGGGGAGAAAAGGCAAATGAACTTAACAAAACATTAGAAGAAACTGTTGAAAAACCTAGTGAAAGTGGTATAATTGAATTAAGAAGTGTTGATGCAAGAGATAAGTTGAAAGATATTGATACTTCAAATATCCAAAAACTAAAGTCAGGTTTTTCTTGTTTTCCTAAAGGTGATTTACTTAATCAGTTTATCAAAAAAGTAAAATCAAAGGATGGTTACTATGATGTAGGTATGCATGGTACTCCTACTGCAATGTGCTTTGGTACAGATGCACCAAACACTTCACCTAGATTATTAGCAAATGTTATAAGGCATAGAAAAGATTATAACGGAGAGAATATTCGTTTATTATCATGTAGTACAGGCAAAATAGTAGATGGTAATTATTGCTTTGCTGAAGAATTATCCAATGCTTTAGGAGTTTGTGTTGAAGCTCCTAGTGATGTATTGTACATAAGAAGTAATGGAACTTTTTCAGTTGGTGAAGAAGAAACCGGTAAAATGATAACATATAAACCTAATCAGAGGGGGCGTATAAAATGACAGAAAAAAATGGAATGAAATTTTTTGGTTATTGGAATAATATGCCATATTCTACTCTTACAGATAGCTTTGAAGAATTATCAAAGATAAATAATAAAATTGATAAAAAGAAAGTTATTAAGCACATAGAAAACTTAGATGTTTGGGCTACTAGTTTACCAACTTATGATATGTTTACTGGTGAAAGAATACAAGCTGGTAAATATAAGGATGGGAAATATGTTTTCCCGTTAGATTTTTTGCACTACTATAAAAATTACGATATTGGTATTCCTTTGGAATATGAAGAGTATCTAAAAACTATTCTTTAACTTGCTTTCAACCTTCAAATTGGTTACAAAATAATAAATAACGGCTTGCTTACTAGCTTTTCTAACTTGCTTGTAACTTGCTGTACTAGCACTAACATTTTTGTTGGTGCTATTTTTATACCCGAAAGGTGGTAATAATATGATTTGTCCTTATAGAGATAAGACAGAAACCACAATTCAAAAAGAAACATATCATCTTAGTGATGATAATCTAAACATAGGTACTGATATTGTGACAAAGACTATTCATCAACCAATGGAATGTGTGAAGGCTGAATGTGGTGCTTATCACAATGGAAAATGTACCTATAATCAATGAAAGGTGGTGATGATATGAAAGTAAAGGTTACTAGGGACTTTAATGATGTTGAGAATAACCTATGCACAAGGCATAGTGGTGAACTGTATGATTGTTCTGATGAAAGAGCAACAGAACTAAACAAACTTGGTTTTGTTGAATTTGCAGAACCTAAGCCAAAAGAAGAAACAAAGAAGTAATTTAGCACTAACTTTTTGTTAGTGCTTTTTTATTGTCTGATTTATTGTCCGAAGACATTAAACTACGGGAGACACCTGTACAACTGTAAATGAGAGACACTCTATAACTGTATTTTGGGAGACACCCACAAAACTGAAAGGATGATTAAAATGGCAGAACCAAATAATCAAAACAACAACCAAAACAATAATCAAAACACCAACCCACCAAGTGGCAATGAACCAAGCAGTAATGCACCAACTATTGATTATGATAAGTTGGCAAGTATTATCAGTGGCAAACAAAGTGCAACAGAGGACACAGTTCTAAAGTCTTACTTTAAGCAACAGGGTCTTTCTGCTGATGAAATGCAACAGGCTATTGCTACATTTAAGGAACAGAAAAAGCAGAATACACCTGACTTTAACCAAATGCAAAGAGACCTTGATTCAGCCAATAATGCAAGACTTATTGCAGAGGTGAACCAAGTAGCAACTCTTGAAGTTATTAAGCAAGGTGTGGATGTTTCAAGCGTTCCATATGTGCTAAAGTTAGCTGATTTTTCCGGTGCAACTACTGACGGCAAGATTGATAATGACAAACTTTCAGAGGCTGTCAAGAAGGTGCTTGATGAAGTACCGGCACTAAAGAAACAATCTAATGACGGTGCAGGTGTACAGAAAATCGGTGGTGATGGTGGTAACAACAACAACCCTGATGAAGATACTTTGAGAGGTATCTTTGGTATCAAAACAAAAAAATAAAAGAAATGAGGTAATTAAATTATGGCAGTATTAGAATACGCAACAATTTTCAGTAATGTTTTAAGAGAATTATATGGTCAAGAACTAACTTGTGATGACCTATATCATTCAAATTCAGACATTCAGATTGTCAATGGTAAAGACATTAAAATTCCAAAGCTATCTGTAAGTGGTTACAAGGACCATACAAGAGGTGGTAGCTTTAACTCAGGTACATATTCAAATGGCTATGAAACAAAGACACTGGATCATGACAGAGATATTGAGTTCACTGTTGACCCACTTGATGTTGATGAAACAAATCTTGTAGTTACTGTCAGTAACATTCAGAATAGATTTGAAAAGACACAGGCTATTCCTGAACTTGACAGTTACACTTATAGCAAGATTTACACAGAGGCTAAAAGAGTAAATGCAAAGATTAAGACAACTGCACTGACAAGTGCAAATGTACTTTCTGACTTTGACGATAACCTAGAGGCCTTTGCAGAGGCAGGTGTGCCACTTGATAGAGTTATTCTATATGCAACACCAAGTTATAAGAAGTTACTAAAAAATGCAGAGGGTATTCAGCGTACACTTGAAGTTAGTTCATCTTCAGGTATCGACCGTAGAGTTCGTTCTCTTGATGATATTAACAAGATTGTAGAAGTGCCTAGTGCAAGAATGAAGTCACTATTTGACTTTACAGACGGTTGTAAGGCAGATAGTACTGCAAAACAGATTGACTATATCCTTATTGACCCAGAGGCACAGGTTTCAAGAGTTAAGTATGCATATATCAAAATGTTTACTCCCGGTACAGACAGTAGAACTGCTGACAATTATATGTATCAGAACAGAAAAGTAAACGGTACATTTGGTATTGATGAACTTCTAAAAAGTGGTGTTATCATTCACGCAGAGGCTTAATGTGAGGTGATTAGATGAAAGCTATTAAAGGTAATAAGTCCTATACAGTAAACACAGGAGCAGAGGCAAATGCTTATCTTGCACAGGGCTATGATGTGTATGAGGATAACGGTACACTAAAAAAATATGGTGTCGGTAAAACAGTACCACTTGAAAAGTTTAGTGCAGTAGAAAAGGAAAATGCCAAGCTAAAAGCTGAACTTAAAAAGCTAAAGTCAAGTTCTAAAAAGGAATAGGCTATGTATGTAGATTACATTAGAAGTATTACTAATGATAACACAGAGATAACTACTGCTAACCACATTGACATTCTAACATTTAACCGTATCAATTTTGACAAATTGACCTACTTTCAGAAAAAGGTTATCAATGAAGTCCATAGCAGACTTACTGCTTTTTATAGAGAAAATGAAGAATTGATTACTACCTATCTGCAAAGTTACTCAATTAACGGTACATCAATGACTTTCGGTAGTTGTTGGAATTTAATGGTGGTTAGTGGTGTTGCTATTCCACAAGAACTTTATTCTTTGCTTAAAACTACAGGTTTATGTTATCCGACAATATGAGGTGATAATATGAAATTTCCCAGATTGGTGTTGAAAAAGTTTTGCAAAACACCTTGTGAGGTTGTGGTGTATGATGAGGGATTAACAGAAGATGGTGCACCTAAAGTCCTTTACGAATGTAGGTTTATTTATCCATCAGACAGTATATATCCCTCTGATACATTGTTTTTAGCACCTCTGTACTGTAATTATCAGGATAGAGTTAAAACTGTATATACAAGTGATAAAAAGAAAGTAGAGTGTACAGGTGTTTTGCTGATACCCTTTGACTTTTGCCCTAACAGTTCCATTAGCAGTGGATATGTTACAGTAAACGGTGTGAAAAGAGAAATTGTTAAGTGTACAAAAGGAAGAAACCCTGACGGTACAGTAAACTATGTTGAATTGGATGTGATGTAGTGATTAATGTTAATTCTAAGGTTAAACTTAATATGAATGTTATAAGGCAATTTGATAAAGCTACTGTAACGGCTTTAGAACAAACTACTGATGCACTTTTGACAGAAGTAAAAAATGCACAGGTAATGCCCTTTGATACAGGGAACCTTCAAAATGAGTCAACAAATGTTGACTACTCACATTCAGCACAGGGGAAAACTACAATAAGTTCAAGCACTCCATATGCAAGAAGACTTTATTATCATCCGGAATTTAACTTTCAGAAAACCAACAATAAAAATGCCGGTGGTAAGTGGTTTGACCCTTGGCTAAAGGGTGGTTCAAGGGAAAACTTCTGTAATGAAGCTTTTGAAAAGATTTATAGGAGGCTTACAGGCTTATGATGACTTTAGCAAATGTAAGAGATTTCTTGAAAACAATTATAAATGCAGAACATTTTTACATAGGCAGACTTGACAATAAGCAAGATAAATCTATCGGTGTATATACATTAAAAACCAGTGGTGAGCCTCTTCGTGGTGTTGGCACAGAACTATCTTATGATGTTATAGCAGTATCATTGCTTATTCATTGGAATAATAATGCAAATGAAACAGAGGTTTGTGCAAGAACTCTGTATAATAAACTTCGCACAATTAAGAATGTTACAATAAATAATTCTAAAGTGTATCTAATTCAGCTACTGACACCTGAACCAATAGATGTGGGTACTGATAATGAGGTGTACGAAAGAGTTATTGAGATGAAAATATTTTTTGAAAGAAAGGAAGATTAATTATGGCAAAAACAACAGGTGTTTATCCTTGTTACGAAAATCAGTTTCAGGTGAAAACAACGGGCGCATCAGGCGCCTATGCCAATATTGCTGATATGACAAGTTTTAGTGTGGCATTTGATAACGGTGTACAGGAATGGAACTCATTTGACCAAGAGGGCTGGACTAGCAGACTGGCTACTACTAAGGGCATTACAATTACTGCAAGTGGTAAGCGTAATGTTGGTGATGCCGGTAATGATTTTATAGCAGGTCTTGCCTTTAAAAATGGCAGAGATTTATACACAGATTTCAAATGGACATTTCCGGACGGCACCGCGGTTGAATTTACAAATGCGGTTATCAATGTAACATCAAACGGCAGCGGCGAAACAGGTGATGTAGCACCGCTTGAATTTGAAGTTATGTCAAACGGTAAACCTAAAGTAACACCGGCAGCATAAGGAGTGACAAAAATGAGTAGAATTATTGATATTACAGAAAAACTTAACTTTGACGAAAAGCCAAAGATTAAGATTAAGGACAAGACTTTTGAAGTAAATGACAGTGCAGTAACAATGCTAAAGATTTTACCTAGTCTTGAAGATTTAACCCCAAGCAAACTTTATGATTTCTTTGAACTTCTATTTAATGAGAAAGACAGAAAAGCAATTGAAAAAATGAACCTTAACCTTGAAGATTTCTCTCAGGTCATTATGTCAGCAGTTGAGCTTGTTGCAGGTACTGTTGAAGATAATGAGGGGGAAACAGTGACCCCGGCTACGACTTAATAGATGATTTTGATACTATAATTTCATCTTTTAGGTCGGAGTATGGGGTCTCTATCCGCTCAGATGAATTTAAGACAATGCCTTGGAGTGAGTTTGTATCCTTGTTATCCGGATTGGGTCCTAACACAAGCCTTGCTAGACTTGTAGAAATCAGACTTGAGGATGACAAGGATATATTAAAAAACTTCACTCCAAGTCAGCATAGAATACGCAATCAATGGCGTTATCGTAAAACTAAAGAGGTTACCCAGGAAGATGTTGGCACATTTCTTGAACAAATGAAACAAACATTCATATCCATGTCAAAATAGTGTTGTATTTTTTTGAATTTTGCAATATAATATCCCTATAGTACTAAAAGGGGTGCAAAAAAATGAAAAAGATTTTAGCAATTGGATTAATTTTTGTTTTGGTGATAGGCACATTGTGTAGCTGTGATGTTGAAAGCAACAATAAAAAGCCATCAAAAGAGCACAATACAAGTAAAGTATCACAAAAACAAAAGGATATTGATGGATATGAGTATGCTGTGTATGATAAGTTTAACTCCTATGCAGAGGATAACGGATTAAAAGGTACTAAAATCTATGTAAAAGGTACTGTTAAGAGTGTTATTGATTATGCAGACTCTTGCGAACTGTCGATAAAGACAAGTGATAGCGAAAGATGGATTGCATCATTTGTATATGCCAGTTATACCGACTTAGCAAATGAGTTGTTTGACGAACAAGAGGTTACTTGTTTTGGTACCTATGGCGGATATAGTGATGCTTTTTTGATGCCAGTAATTTACATAGATAAGGTACAAATTGGCAGTAAAACATACACTGCTGAAGACATTGAAGAAGGCGAAGATGACTTTGCAGAAGAAAAAACTACAACTGTCCAACCTACAAAAAAAGCAAAGCCCAAGCAAAAGAAGAAGAGTACGAATCAAGTTATCTTTAACAACAGAGGCATAAAGCTAACATTTACCGGTACTGCAAAAAATGAGTACGAAACTGGGCTGAAATTTCTTGTGGAAAACAACTCAAGTCAAGACTATACAATACAGCTAGATGATGTATCTGTAAATGGTTTTATGATTGAGCCTACATTTTCTTGTGATGTAAATAAGGGCAAAAAGGCAAATGATATTGCTTGGTTTGATAGTGACGAGCTCAAAGATAACGACATCAACAAAATAAATAAAGTCGAATTTTCTTTACAGGCTTTTAATTGGGATGATGATTCTAACGATTTTAATTCTGCAAAAATAACATTAGTTTTATAGTTTTTAGCCACTCTTTAAAGGGTGGCTTTTCTTATGCGTATATCAAGTGGTGTACGCATTTTTTATACCCATTTTTAAGGAAGGAGGTATGCTAATGACAACAGCCGGACAAATTGGCATTGATTTAGTCCTTAATTCAGCAGGATTTAAAAGGCAATTGAAGTCCATTAATTCGGTGGCTAATAGTGCAAGTAACAAAATATCATCTAATTTCAAACAAATAGGTGTGGCAGTTGTTGCTGCTTTCTCCGTAAAAAAGATTGTTGATTTTGGCAAGTCTTGTGTTGATTTAGGTTCTGACCTTGCAGAAGTCCAAAATGTTGTTGATGTGACATTTAAGAGTATGTCAAGTAGTGTTGACAAGTGGGCTAAAAGCGCAAGAACGCAATTTGGCTTGTCCGAAACAATGGCTAAAAAATATGTGGGTGCTTTTGGCTCTATGGCAGAAGCCTTTGGTTTTAGCGAAAAACAGGCCTACAATATGTCAACAGCTTTAGCAGGCTTATCGGGTGACGTAGCGTCATTTTATAACATCACGCAAGATGAAGCATACACAAAGCTAAAATCGGTGTTTAGTGGTGAAACTGAAACGCTGAAAGATTTAGGTATTGTGATGACACAAAATGCCTTGGATGCATATGCACTTGCTAACGGCTACGGAAAAACAACAAGTGCAATGACAGAGGCGGAAAAAGTTAGTTTGCGTTTTGCCTTTGTACAAGACCAACTAAAAAATGCTACCGGTGACTTTGCAAGAACTCAGGATAGCTGGGCTAACCAAACTAGGATTTTACAGCTTAGATGGGAGAGTTTTAAGGCTACTATTGGTAAAAGTTTTATAGCTGTGATGAGCCCACTGATAAAGACTTTCAATGTATTCCTTGAAAAAATTAACGAGTGTGCTGACTCTTTTAATAACTTTATGTCAAAGTCATTTGGTATTGATTTAGGTAATTCAGCCAGTAGTACCGGACAAGCAATGGCGACAACGGCAGATGAAACTGACGGACTTGCAGACAGTCTTGACAATGCTAATCAAAAGGCCGAGAAATTAGCCGGAAGCCTTGCGAGTTTTGATAAACTAAACATTATTACTCAAAATACTTCTGTGCCTGAAAACAAAACGCAGAATCAGAGTTTACCATCAAATTTAGTAAATAACAATTCTGCTGTGGATAAGGCTAAAAACAAAGTTAATGCATTGGCAAGGTCATTAAAAAATCTTGGATTTGATAAGGTTAAAAAATCTGCTAGCCTAGCTTTTAAAAACATCCTTGACGGCATAAAGCAAATTGCGAACTCGTGGAAAAATGTTTGGGGAAACGGAACCGGTAAAAGGCTTTTAAGTCATATCAACAATCTTTTATCAACTGCATTTGGGATTATAGGAGATATTGCAAGTGCTTTTACTCAAGCCTGGACTAAAGCAGGCCTTGGAGATAGTGTAGTCCAGTCAATTGTAGATAGAGTGGATAGTCTTATCCAGCTTATCGATACCGTCGGAAGGGATTTTCGACTGGCGTGGAATGACGGAACAGGAGAAAGAATATGGTCAAATATCCTTGAGTATGTCCGTAATACAAATAATTGTGTTGCTACCTTCCGCAGAAAAATAAAAGAGGCGTGGGACAAAAATGGGACAGGAAAGAAAATTTGGGGTGATATCCTCGGTATAGTAGAGAATATAACAGGTTTTCTTAAGGATATGGCTAAAATCCGTCTTGATTGGCTTGAAAATCTCGACCTATCGCCGTTACTCAAGTCGGTAGAAAAGCTGTTGGGAGCCTTTAGGAGATTGTCAAAGGCTTGTGGCGAACAATTAAAGTCAGCATATAAAAACGTGCTTTTACCTCTTGCAAAGTGGACCATTGAAAAGGCAGTACCTGGTCTTGTAGATATGTTGGGGGAAGCACTTGATTTTATAGGTGATGTTGTAAACGAAATAAGTCCGTCTACATTAAAAGGTATAGCGGTTGGGATTGCCGCTGTAGGGACCGCTGTCGCGGTATTTAAGACCGGTAAAGCAATTTCAGACGGTATTGGGGCTGTTTCCGGCGCACTAAAAGGTTTAATGTCGGCAATTGAGGCACATCCTGTTGTTGCTGGTCTTACGGCTGCTGCAAGTGCTATTACAATGCTTGTTGGTGCTATTAAATCAGCCAACGAAACAAAGATGCAAGACTTAGGTTTTACACAAGCAACAGAAGAGATGTCCGCCTATGTGGATGCAATAACAAATTGCAAGCAAGAAATTAATGACTTATGCGGTGAAATGACAAGTTCCTTAACCGAAACTTCCAATAATATGGGCGTTATTGATAGATATAAGGACAGGCTTGACAAACTACTCCAAAAGGCTAATTTATCACCTGAGGAGCAGGCAGAACTAACCACAATTGGGGACTATTTTTCCAAAAAATACCCGGAATTTAAAAAAGCCTGGAACAAATATATCAAGAAAAATAGTAACGGAACAATAACGATTACCGGCAAAATTGATAAAGTAAAAGAAAATCTTGATGGGCTGATTGAAAAATATAAGCAAGTTGCAGCCGCGTCTGCCTTATCTTCGTTATCCGAAACTAACACCGAGGGTATTGTAAAGGCACAAGGAAAATTCACAAAAGCCGCACAAAGTTACAAAGATGCAGTAGGCAAGTTAGCAGAATTTGAAAGCGAATGGAACCTATCTGGTAATAAACAAAAGAAAGCTTTATATGATGACCCAGGGTACTATGTTTGGCATAATAGAGGCTACTATCTTGACGCTGATGATGGTCATGTTGTACAGACAACCGGTAAGCAATCAACTTTATCAGACTTACGAGACCAATATGACAAACTGAAGAAGAAAGCAAGTGAGGCAAAACAGGCATACTTAGATACTTCAAAATCTACAGCCCAATTAGAAAAGGACAATAGTGATTTGTCAAAAATGCAGGCGGTAGTTAATGGCAACTATAAAGATGCAACAGCTGTCCTTATGGCCTATAATGCAAGTCTTATTTCTTCAAGTGATATTGAAAAATCAAAATGGAAATCCCTTAAAAATCTGCGTAATGTTGTAAAAAAGTCTGGTAAAAATGCAGTTTACGGTTACACAGATGGGATAAGCAGAAAAGAAATAAATTCAGTCGCTAAAAAGGGTATTGAAATGGCGGGTGGATTTATTAAGGCCCTAAATGGACCGTATGGCCTTGACGAACATTCGCCATCCAAGAAAACTAAAAAATCAGCAAGGTATGCAGTGCTTGGTTTTAATAATGGTATCACTGATAACCTTAAAACAATGAAAAAACCATTACAAAAAATGCTCAATAAGATTAAATCACCTTTTAGAAATGTTGGCACTTGGTTCGGCAATATATTTAAGGGTGCGTGGAATGCTATCAAAAGTGCATTCTCCGGTGTAGGAGATTGGTTTAAAAATTTGTTTAACGGAATTATTAAATTTATTAAAGCACCTATCAATTTTTTAATTGATGGCCTTAATACACTTATCAAAGGCGTTAATAAAATAAGTTTTGATGTACCAAAGTGGGTACCGGGTATTGGTGGTAAAAAGTTTGGCTTTGACATCCCACAAATCCCTCATCTTGCAAAAGGTGGTCTTGTAAAAGCTCCAACCTTAGCAGTAGTAGGTGATAATATGGGTGCATCATCCGGTAATCCTGAAGTAGTTTCACCTCTTAATAAACTTAAAGGTATGATTCAGGAAAGTTCAGACAATGGGGACACAGAGATACTTTCACAGATTTTACTGTATCTAAAGAGAATGTATGAAATGTTTATTATCTTTAGAAACAAAGGTGGCAATACATACGAATTTGTTGCAAAAATCAACGGTAACGACATTTTCAAAGAGATTGTTAAGCAGAATGAAATGTATAAGAAAAGGCATAACGGTAAGTCGGCATTTGTATAAGGTAGGTGGTTATATATGGCGAACTATAAAGGTTATCTAATTGCATTTAATAAAAACATATTTCCTAATAAGTGTATTGCTGAGTATTCCACTACACCAAACCAAAGAATGGAAGTGTCTGCTGAAAGAGATAATAACGGTGACTTGCAAAGAAAAACTTTATCAAACCACAAAACTAATATAACTTTTTCCACTCATATTCTTTTTCTTGATGACAAGATTAAGATACAGAATATTATCAATAAAGGTATTGTAAATTCTACACAGAGAAAGTGTAAGGTTGAATATTGGAATGATGAGGAAAACAAATACAAGGAAGGTTATTTCTATATTCCTGATGTGGAATTTTCAGTAATGGATGCATCATCAAATGACATACAGTACAACCCTATTACATTTGAATTGATTGAATACTGAGGTGATGTAGTATGTATATGTTTAGCGAGAATAAAGCTGAGGACCTTGAAATTAAGAAGAAACTTCTGGAAAATACAATATCAAGAAATATTCAGATTGTCTTTACAGATACAAAAAGCATTTTACCAAATGAAAATATTGTATTTGATAGCCTTGAATTAACTAATTCTATTTGTGACGATAGCACACTCCGTTTTGGTGGGTGTATATCGTCACAACTTACTTTTAGCACTATTAATTTTAAGGAGCAATTAGTAGGTAGAGAAATCAAAGTGTACATAAAGCAAAGTTATTTGGATAATGTTTATCCGTCAAAAGACTTGTACCCATCCGGTGAACTTTATCCTTGTAAAGTAGTAGATAAGTCAGCTTGTATCTTTACTGGAACTATTGATAGTGCAAAAAGACAACAGAATAAAACTATTAAAGAAGTTACTGCTTATGATAACTTTTATCTAGCCGGTAAAATTAATATTTACGCCTGGTTCTTTGGTTTTGCAACTTATTCTCCAAATGCAACAATTAAAGATTTAAAAGAATGTGTAATTGATATGTGTGAAGAAAAAGGTCTTATTGTTGACAGTAACTTTTATGGTAGTGAAGATGATAAAAAACTTTCTTTATCAGCTACAATTGTAAAAGAAGTTTATAACGGTAAATTAACAGTACTTAATTTACTTCAAGATTTGTGTGAGTGTTCTGCAAAGTTTGCTTTTTGTGATGGGGAAGGAAGTATTAAGTTTAAGAAATTACCACAAGAAAAGGATGTAACAGATATTTATACTGTTGGCTATTATACAGACCTGAATTTTGAAGATTACAAAGTTGCTAAGATAACTAAAGCAAGATTTAAGTATAACAAGGATAAAACCTACACAGAAAATATAGTAGCCACATCAGGTAAACAAAATTATTATGACGGTGATAACAAATTTATCTCTTGTAATACAGAGAAAACTCTTGTTAGTAAATTTATAAGACCATTAGGTGCAGTTTATGGTGGATGGATGTTCTATGAATACCGACCTTTTAGTGTTAACCTGTTTGACCGTTGGTGGCTAGAACCTGGTGATACTATACAGTTAAATACAGGAGTAGAGGACACTCCAACAATTACAAGTACAATTTTTAACAGAACTTTATCCGGAACAGTTGGCATTACAGTTCAAGTAAGTACAGAAAGTTCAGAATATCAAGGAGATGATGATAAACAATGGGCTACAACTTAATTAATTGGGAGAATAGTCCCAGTAAACAAACACCAATCAATGCAGAAAATTTGAACCAAATGGATGAGAATATAGCTAAAGCTATTCAAGGTACTAGGTTCAATTTTTCTGCAACCTTCACTTCTGATGGTGTGCTAAAGAACACAACATCAACTGAAGCATTGGGTCCAGGAAGTTTTGCAACAAGTCAGACAGATATTGTAACAGTATTTGTTGCAGATAATGTTACAAAAATTAATAATGGTGCTTTTAGTGGATGTACCTCACTAAAGACAATTTATATTGATAACACAGTTGGCAATGTGGATATTGTGAGTGGTTCAGTACCATCAGGTGTTAGTATCGTGTACTCAAATGATGATAACTTCATTAATGTAAATGAACTATTAGCAAGTGCTATTAAGTCGCTAAAGAAACAAGTAAATGCAGATAAGTCTGATTGGGAGAACAGAGCAACAAGTATTGAAGCTCAGCACAAAACAGATGTACAAACTTTAAACGCTAATATTAGTCAGGTTGCTGACAATTTACAGATTGTCAAAGAAACAGCACAACGAGAAATTGCAACAACTAATACGAATGTAAATGGCAAGGAAAGCCTATCTAATAAGGTTGATGTGATTACACACCCAAGCACAACTACTTATCCTAGCGTAAAAGGTGTGTGGGATTTTGTTGAAACAAAGTCAGAACAACCACGTGCAGACATTGCACAGAACAAAGCTGATATTGTTGTATTGAAAGTAGATAAAGTTGATAATACAGACTTTAATGCATACAAGACAAGCAACGATACAGCAGTAAAGCAGAACGCTACAGACATTGTACAACTTAAAGCAGATGTTTTACAAAACGCTATTAAAGTTACAACAGATAAGTCAACTAGCATTGTGCTTAATGACAGTAGTGATTGTAACATTGTTGGGTTAACTTTGTACGGTAAATCAACTCAAAGTGCAATACCTACACCAACAAATCCTGTTGATATTAATAATATTAACAATCCGAGTATCACTTTTTCAAATGATAGTGACAGACAAAGTAATAATATACAATGTACTTTAAGAGGTATAGGAAATGTGTGTGATACTCTAACAGTAAATAGCGATGGTACAGGTTACATAACACAAAGATTATTTGTAGAAAGAATCACATCACAGAGAAAGTCAACCAGCCTCGAATGGAATTATTCAAAAGCAACCCATA